ACACTACCACGCAGGTCAAGCCCAACCATCCGGAAATTCCAGATAGTTGAGCCAGACCTCTTAACGAGTAGGACTACTAGCGCACAAGCCACTCTTCAACAGAGTCGCTAATGTCACGCATCTTGATCCAGCGGGTGCCGGTAGATTGACCTTTGCGGATGCGGAGTTTGCCCATCAGACCCACGCAATCCCACTCAGGGCGATCTTCACGAGGGATGTATTCGACATCAGGGTCGTAGGCAGGGTTTAGTTTGCGGCGCTGCTGAATGACGGTGTTACCATCTTCATCGGTAACTTCGTAGTCCTCAAGGATGTATGTGCCGTAGTCATCGCGCAAGTGCTTACCGTTCCATTTATTCCAAGCTGAATCACCAACGACGGAAGGATTTCCAGAAATCACACCAATAGGATCTTCTCCAGCAACAGCAGGGCGGATCTTATCTCCGTCTAGGATGACACTGATACCACGGCGATCTTCTTGGTTTGTGTTGCCGTCAGACCATTCAAAATACTCTGCGTAGTCAGCACCGCCGCCGTTCCAAGAAATGTCTGCATAGGCAGCGCCATTTCCGCGCAAGTCAAACTCCATATCAGGTGATGATGTGTAGTTTGATCTTCCCACTAGGAAAGAGTATCCCGCATCAGCTGCACGCGCACAATCACTAAGAATAACGTAGTTGTTGTAGCCAGTATTACTGGCACTGGCCAACAAACAAGAGCTGGTGTTACTACTGAGGAACTCATGGTTATTTCCTGTTGCACTCCTATAGCTGCCTGTGTTTGACGCCTTCAAGTATCCAGCAGCGCTAATCCTCATCCTTTCTGTCGGGCTGCTCGCTCCATCCGCAGTAGTGGAGAACACTAGGCGGCCCGGCATGTCGTTAGCGCCGGGGGTGCCGTCTACGCGAGCGGTAATTGATGCGGCGATGGTGCCCATATCTGTACCATCATCGCCCGCAAAGTTAATTGAACCGAGATAGTCGTTATTTGCAACTATCGTTCCCGGCGTGCCATTAACGTTGCTTTTTGACCTAGCAAAGTTAAGAGTCGCTCTGTCGCTACCGCCATTGCCATAATTTGCAAGCCCAATCGAAGCTGGGTTGCCAACGGCTGATATCTGCAGTGAAGAAGTTGAAGTAAAGCCAATGAGTTGATTACTAGACGTGCCAACTAAAAGGCGTGAACTGCTATCAATACGAACAGCCTCTGATGCGCCAGTGGTACTAAATGTAATTTCGCAATTTGTGTTGCCCGTATTTCCAACGATGTTAAAAGCATTTCTACCGGACATCTCAACGGACATCGTGGATGCCGCCGAGCGTTTAATTACAAAGTCGCGCCCAGTGCCACTATTGCCAACAAAGCCAAGAGCAGTGGTATCGGTGTATGCGCCACGCAACCACTGACTGCCCACCACTTCAAGTGCTTGGTTGGGCGAAGTAGTGCCAATCCCTAGTCGCCCACTTGAATCAACACGCAGTCTCTCACTACCCTCCGTCGTTACAACAAACCGCCCATCGCTGCCGGTATCAATGACCTCAGCGCTGGTGTTGCCTTCCTCAATTTTGTCGGTGTTGCCTGCAGATGGTGTCGTCCATGTGGGCGCGGCACCAGACCCTGCACTGGTAAGCACCTGCCCGCTAGTGCCGTAGTTGGCTCCACTCAGCCCAATCTCGCCATTTGCCCCAATGCGGATGCGCTCAGAGCCACTAGACGAGATGGCTACTTGACCTGCGCCGGGCGAGTAAATGCCGGTGTTTGGATCTCCAGTAAATGTCAGTGCTGGATCGGCAGCACTGCCCAACGGATAGCTGAAACGCTCGCTACTGGTCCACGCATTTGTGGCATCAATCCAGTTGATCGTTTTATCGGTTGTGCCCTTCAGCGTAATGCCGCCACCGTCTGCCGTTACATCGGTTGGGGTGTCTACCACCGCCATCTCGATGTTCTTGTCCTTGACCAGCAAGGTCTCGGTGTCGATTGTGGTGGTCGTGCCGTTGACAGTCAGATCACCCTCAATCGTCACGTCATCGTCGAACGTGGCAGTGCCGGTCACGTCCAACGTGCCAGGCACATCTACGTTGCTGGTCCACTCAACACCTGTGCCTGCTGCATCGGTCTGCAGCAGTTGACGGGCAGCGCCATCGGCTAGCTTGCTAACGGCGATCTCAGCAGTAGCGGAGATGTCAGCATTAGTGATCTGCCCGCCAAACGGCTGGTAAGGGAGCGAAGTCCAGCTAGTAGATCCGTTTCCGATCTTAATTTTGCCGGTATCTGATTCACGACCAAGTTCACCTGCCCGCAAGACAGGGTTGTATGCCGTCCAGTTGACTGCAACGTCTTGACGCAACTGCAGCTGTACCTTGATTGTGGTCGCTGTTGTCACAAGCTCGATGCTCCACCATCTAACACTAATGTAGCCGTCACATCTGCACCGTCGCAATCGAGGATAAACGGCTCGTACCCATTAAACGCAAATGTCCGCCTCCGTTCCGGGAACGCTTGTCGCTGCGCTCCGCCGCCGTCCAGGATGTACAGAAGAATGACACTATCAATAATGTTTAACGATACAGTGACGTTGTAGTGCAGTCCGGTGTGCTCCTCGTCAAATGGAGCCGCATATCGGCATAGCGAACCTTCCGGGACGACACTAAGACCGCCCCAGATCGCATCAGGGACAGAAAAATACTGGAAAGATGACTGAACTGTGTAAAAGTGTGTGCGTAATTCTTCGACCTCCGCTTGACTTAATCCGCGATATGTCAGCCGTAGTTGTTGATTGTTGACGCGCTGGGAGTGCCGGAAGCGCACAGGTCCGGCAAAGGTCGGTGCCGCGCTGATATTGGCGCGACCCATGTCAAAGTTGATAGCGTTTGGAATTAGCGTCGGGAACGTCGTCATAACGTGTAAGGCGGCACTAGCTCCAGCTCAACGCTAACTGAGATCACACCTGGGTCATATGTGGTTTCCGGTGCTGCGCGATAAAACCACTCGTACCCAGTTGGGAAAGTAAGCCCTGATCCCAAAGTGATGGAGGCAGGTAGCGCGAACGACTGGAACGAACCATGCAGCATGTAGTGACTGGTTAGCTCAAAATGCTGATCTTCTGTTAAGCCTGTAAAACCGAGACGTAAAAAGTAGTTGGTGGTTGCGTTGGAGTGCCCGACAACAAGTTCGTCACCCGTCAGGGCTGTGATAGGCGTGTTAGGGCGCGTACCAGGAGTGAAGACGCGGCTTGTTGGATTGAACGCAGGGAAGTCAGCCATCACTCGCCCTCACTTTGGTCGGTGCGACCTTCCCATACTGCCGCAACCGTGGAGCCGTCTGTACTTAGTTCCCACTTACCTGACACAGAGATTACCCGACCTTCGACCGTGCCTGCCCATGCAACGGCGTAAAAATCCGAACATCCGCTTGTCTGCCCAGGGAAAATCGGATCGTATACAGTTAGACCGCCGATTGCGTAAATACCCGTAGGATTAGTCGTTTTGTTTGTTGTTGTAGAAGTTGATCGCCATGCAATAGGGCCAACTGGGGGGCATGTAGTTGCATTATTGCTGGACAAAGGCACACTTGTTACGCAGCCCCATACGGGACCGATGGTAGCAATTTTCCCCGAAGATTTATTTATCCACGGTGATGTAACAGACGTTGTACCGCTTGGACCGATCAGATCACCAGTCCAGCGGACGTAGTTGTAGAAGTTGTAATTAGCTTCCACCGGACCTGTTGTTTGCGTGAGCGGTGAGCCGTAGCCATCAGGCGAGCTTGGATCGGGGCACTGTGTGTCAGCTTCAAGTACGTAATCAATGTCGTCAGTTCCAACTGTATAGGTGCTACTGCCGCTGCCAGTAATGTCGTCTTGCTGCAGTTGAGTGCGCTCGCCGCCATTTTTAGGTCGCTTGTACCAAGTGACCCGACCGTCTGGGCACGGTGGCGCTGTTTCAAGATCATCGCCATTAACAGGACGCCCAAAGTCTCCCGTTGCGCCAGTAATCTCTGGTGCCTGCTCTTCTACCGGATCCGTTGGGTTGCTAATTCCGCCACTGGGGCTGACTCCACCGATTGCATTGAAGTTATCGTTGCGCGTGCCAGGGATATTTACGCCGTTAATGGACAGTGGTGTTGTATCAGTCGTAATTGTTGCCTTCGGTGCGTTGTATTCAAAATTGTCTGGATCGGGGATAACCGGCGGATCGGGATCTGGAAGGGAAGAAATTGGTCCGGTATCCGAGCGTCTACCGGAAATGTCGCAGTCGAAGTTGGCGCGTCCAGTAGGCATTTCGTAGCCTTCACCGACAGCTTCAGCGACTTTTAATGCCACGAGACTGCGATTTTGTCCGTCAATCGGAAAGTGGGTCAGGTCAAGATCGACGATGCCACTCGTGTTTTTGTTGATGCGCTCCACTTCATAGAAGTAGTCGTGAAGCGAAAACTCTGTTGCGTCAGTCTCACGGCGTAGCTGAACTCGGACAATATCGCCAATCTCTAGCGTGCCGTTGTACGCATCGGGTTTTACGCTGATCCGTAAATTATGGGTGATGTACTTGCGACGTGCCAAGTAGTACGTGCCTACCTTTACGGCGTGATTCTCGGAAGTGCAGAAAGCGCTCAGGTCATATTGTTCAAATGGTCCGTCGGTGGCTTCACCCTCAAACCGGACTTCGGTATTGCGGATAATTCCGATATCGTCATCTGGTTGTTGGCGCCAGAGGACAACAATGCAAGCCGGTATCCGCTCACTTAAGGGTATGTAGTCAATCTGAAAACTACCTGGAACGATGTGCTCTTCAGTAAAGCCGAATTCAGGAGTGATAGCAGTTGTTTTTATTGTGTAGTCTTCGTTTATCGGTAAGCGCGGTTTAAGGATTTTCTTGCCGTTGCGTTCGGCGAAACGCAGCAAAAATCCCGTCGCTGTATCGTATAGCCAATCCTCTAGATTCTGTGATTCTTGCAGGATTCCGTTAAAGAATAGTCCGTTGGTGTTCGTAAATTGCGCCGCTACCAGCATTGCGGCGGAGTCTACGAGCGTATCAGGTATCCGTTTTGTTGCGTCGACCAGATAAAGCACCAGGTCGACGTAATTGTTGCTTGGGCCGTAAGTGCTGTCGATTATGCGTGTAAGCTGCATACCTTCACGCACAAATACATGCACCTGTTTGTTCCAGGTGTCGTCTGCGTCGGCGTGGGTATTTGTGTAACTGAGTGTGGTTATGTTGTCGTAACTGCCGCTGGTGCCGCAATAGACAGGACAGTTCCAGGGTGTTTTGCCGGCAACAACGGTTACGGTATTACCGGGATTCCAGCTGCCGGCGCGGGCGTCATACGCTTGTGCCCATGTACCAACGCGGCAGGCACGTTGGAATACGTCGCGGATTTGCAGTAGCGGTACTTCGCCTTCGCTAAGTACCAGTTCAAGGTTCACAGTTAATCCATTTGTGATCCCGTTGTTTGAGTAACCCGCTTCTGTTGCTTTGGGGCTTACGAAGATGCCGCCAATTCCGTCTAGGCGGCGACCAAACACAATCGGTACTGGTTCGCCCAGAATCGCGGCAACCTGTTCGGTATCAAGACTGCTAGCACCGATGGCTGCAGCATCCTCAAGCGGGGGCGTGCCAAGGTTGTTCTGGGCGCGGATGACGACCAGCGGTTCAATCTTGGTGATGTTTCCCCAGGAAGTCATACTCGAAGTGGTGTGCCGATTAAGGCTGTAGTGAAGGTCCGGGGTGGAACTTGCGAGCCAACGGGAGCTAGCCCTGATCCTAGGAGCACCGTCAACGACGTGAAACTCCCGTTAATGCCGGTGACTTCGCCGATCACCGATGCAATGAGTGTCTGCCCACTAGGCGGACCAGCCTGAGATAGCTGGGCGTTGAACTCATACAGCTTCACCTCGCAGAGCCAGTTCAAGCTGAGCGCATAGGTAAAAAGGTCCACCGCAGCTTTGGTGGCTGGAATCTCGATTGACAGTTCTGATCCGGGGGCGCCAGTGCTGCCAGTGAAGGCGTTCACCGTAAATGGATGATATTCCCAAGAGGCGGTGTCCCAGCTGACGGTTTGGTTGACGTAATAAGACTGCCAGCGCTGGTAGGTGTTGGTCGAGTCGAAGACTCGTAGGAATAGAGATTGACCTCTGTTAGCCATTAGCGAATACCTACATAACGACGGATACCGGCTGAACGATGGCTGTTATACAGCGCAGCTGCCATACGTTCCATGGCGGCTTGCATGTCTCCTACTTTGATGAAGTCTTGGTTGTCGTAACGCATGACTGGTCCTGTTTGAATGTTGATTGGTCCGACTTCGGCTCTATCGCGGGCATAGGGAACAGCCGCGCTTCCGCGCTTACCTTTTAGCCAGTTTTCAATGAAGCCGCCAACCTTAGACTGCGGCACCACAAACTCAGGCTCGCCCGCCTCACCGAGAAGTGCGCGGGTACGTTTAGTGACATATCCGCCAGCTGCAAAAGCACCTTGCGCTGGTACACGGGTAACTTCATAACCACCTTGTACAGGCTTAAACGCATAGTCCGGTCCTTGAGGAATGTCCGATGCGCGTGCCACAACATCGCCGACTTGAAGCTGGCGTGCTCCACCCACAGACGCCATAGCGTTTGCGAAACGTTCTGCTTGTGCGGCGGCTCCAGCTGTTTGGGCTTTAAGTTTCGCTGCTTGTAGTGCTGCTTGGTAAGTAGCTTCAGCAGCACGCATTTGCTCTTTGCCTATAGCTTGTGTAAACCGCAAGTTGTCTGCAGCAATGCGGACAGCCGCTCTGCCTTGTTCAACAGCAGCTCTTAGGTTTGCTAGTTGTGCGCTTGTAGTTTCTTTCTGGGCTGCAGCACTTAACAGATCAATTTCTAAGTTTTTTGCTTTAAGTTCTGCACGCTGCAGCTCCAGTACAGAAAGCTGAATTGTTGCGTCGATCTGCGCTTTAGCGCTCTTAAGTGCTATACCGGCGTTTTCGACTTCTAGTTTGTAAATCTTCTGTGTAATCCGTAGTTTTGTGTCGAGACCAGAAACCGAATCGCGCAGGCGTTCCAGTGACTGGATTTCGATGTTATTTACTGTTGTCTGTGCTTGGTAGTAAGCCTGTACAAGGCTTAGTTGTTGTTGGATAAGATTACGTTGCACATCAAGTTGTGCGTTCTGTTGGGCTAGTCCCAGTGCGCGTTGGGCGTCTGCTTCTTTGATTACAAGGATCCTGGCACGCTCCTCCGCTGTGCGCTCAATGCCCTTTTGCCTAAGGGCTTCTTCTTTAGCAAGCTCTTTTTCATATGCGTCAAGAGCAAGGCCGGCGTATTGAACACGAGCTTCTCTGCGTTTATCATCATATTCTTTACGCAGAGTTGCTAGTTGTGCTTCTTTTTCGATCTCTGCATTTTGCAGCTGGCCGTAAAGCGTACCGTTAGCTACTTCGGACTGCTTTAACCGATCAAGCTCGGCCGCTAACGCAACATTTTCTCGTAAACGATCTGTGGCTTCTGCTAACTGCGCGATTTGTTGTTGCTGTTGTTCAGTAACTGCTTCACTCTCTCCTCGGAACCAGCCGAGCAGATTGTTTAGAAAAGGGAAACGCTCTAATAGTTTATTTATGCCGTTAGCTACCCATTCAAATATCTTAGAGGCAATGCTATTAGCAAATTGTAGTATTTGCGTTAAACCGCCAACTATAGTTCGTAACGCAGGTATAAATGCTGATGCAAGAAGCGATACGGAGCCTCCTATAGCAGCTAAAAATTTGTTCCACTGGTTTCCGAGCATATTTACTTCGTTCGTTATATTGGCGGTCACTTGGGGCAAAACGCCCGTTTGACGGGCAGCTTCTTCCGCAATCATTTTTTGGGCCTTTTGAGCTTCGCCGGCTTCTAGTAAACGTCGCACAGTGGTATCTAGCTCTGCGTTTACATACACAAAACTTTCGCGTAGTTTGTCGACGCTTAGTTCGTTAAGTGCATTACCTAATGCAGCAGCTTTTGCTGTGGCTTCGTCAAGTTTTTGGCCGACGGCGGAGAGGCCCACGCTGAGTGCCATGCCGAGTGGGCCGCCTAACGCACCACCCGCAAGTCCGCCGACGCCGCCGCCGAGGATTGCGCCAGGTCCTCCGCCGAATAGTGCAGGGAAACCAGCACCAATAATTGCGTCAGCAACACCAGGTTTTGTTAGAGCACCTTGCGCTGTTCGCAGACCAACCGGAGCAAGTCTTGATACGCCTTCGGGAAGATTTAAGCCCCCGCCTAAGGCACGTGGAAGCCTGGGACCTTGTACACCGACGCCTGCTTCAGTACCAAGAGCGACCTCTCCGGTGGAGAGCATCATCATCCCTTGCTTAGCAAGTGTGGTTGCTTGTAACTCTTTAAGTCTTCTATTGTAATCTGTAGCATTGATTGCTGCTCCTGCCCATGCGTTAGCTAAGTTACGAACGTCAGCTACTTGATTATCAAAACCACCACTTTTTAGTTTTACATTATCAAGAACCGTAGCAAAAACTTGTGTTTGGGCACTTGCGCCTGCCACTGTATTGGCAAATTGGGCTACTCCATTAGAGGCGTCTCTAGCAAACTTCTTAATTGGTTCAAAGGCAACGCGCAACTTGTCGCCTAATTTCCCGGCGCCTGGCGCCAGGAGATTCATGTTGTTGTTTAATGCTCGTGTTAGATCGTTGAGTTGACCTACGGCTGCGTTGACGCGCTCTAGGCGTGACGTACCAACGACGTTGAGGTTGACTACGGCGTTGTAGTTCGCCACGCACAACTCCGATCTGTTCTACCAGTGTAAGCGGCAAAAAAGCCGCCGGTTAGCGGCGGCGTTTGGCTTTCTCGTATGCGTTCTGTTCCTCGTCAGAAACGATTTTGAAGTAGGTGTACCAGCCCGCAAGTTCCAGGTCGGTCATGCGGTGGCGCAGTTCGGAGAGGGTGAGGCCCAGTTTTTCCGCGACAAAAAACTGGGTGCGGACGTAGCCGTCCTTTTTCAGCTCAGCCTCAAGCGCTTTTGGTGTCCAGTTCCTCTGAGTTGTCGGTCAAAATCGCCAGCATCAGGGACTGGAGATCCTTGTCCTTGACTTCGTTCTTCAAAACGTCAATCTCGCCACGCTTGAATAGCTTGGTGCCAGTCTCGTCGCAAGCTTTGTCG